AATTTCAGCCATTATCTTTTACCTTGTTCGTATAATTTTTTTTGATTATTAAAAAATAATTTAAGACGCTCTTCGCTACCATATACTTCAAGAAGCTCATCATACACATCATGTTTTGTAAGGTTTTCAAAATCTATATGATCTATTGTTGAGTGAAATTTAACATAAGCCTCTGCTCTTATTTTTTTATCAGGGCTTTTTAATGCTGCTAAGTATTCATTATGTGCTTGGCCTCTAAATTTATCTGTATCGTCTATTGTTTTACTTATTGTCCAAGGCACACCATCAAATCTAATTTCTTGAAATTGACCAATATCATTTATAAATCCAGCAGTCCATTTTGGCTCGTTCATTGCAAAAGAAGCTTCATCAGGTCTCCATTTAATATGTGTGTTTATTACTTTATAACCTTTTCTAATTAACTCTTTGTCTGATAAATTTGTTTTTGCATCATATCTGCCTTTAAATTCTTCATAGGCTGCTGTGGCTACAGTAGTAAATTCCATACCAAATGTATCTCTAAATAGCTGTATATATTGATCTAGTGTTGTTCCACCCCTTAATAGTGGGCTAGCAGAATCAGATTCAGAAAGAGCCATTGTTAATTTATTTCTGTTTTCTACTATTTCACTTGCTGTTAAATAGCCCATTAATGGAAATTCAACTGCACCGTCTATTGTATTGCCTATAACATTATCATCTGCAAACATTAACTTTCTTTCTTTAAAGTTATCAACAAGACCTTCAATTACATCTTCAGTTATTTTAATGCCTCTTGCTTTTCGCATTTTAATAGCAATAATTAATTGGTTTTTATAATTTTGAGATATATTTCTATCATCAAAGTACCTATTTAATTTTTTATAACTTCCATCTGCTCCATTTAAATCACTTAATGCATCTGCTTCTACATCACCATCGTATGATCTTAGTTCTGATAAAACTAAAAATGCACTTGTTTGCTCTTCGCGCGCTGTTATTGTTGCTGCACTTAATAATTGATAGGTTTCTGGTTTTATTCTTCCAACAAGCATATCGTTTGTATATGTTACGCCATCTGAACTTACTTTCATTTGAGTGTTTTGTTCAAATAATTCTCTTGCTTTTTCTACATATACTTCATCTGTAGATGTTGTAGCCCTATTTAAAAAACTAGAAAATGCTGGAAAAATTATACCTTTTTTTGCAGCGTCTGTTATAATTTCGTAGTTATCAATATTTTCTACAGTTAGAAAAGGTTCATCGCCCATAATTTCTTTTTGTAAAAATTTCATATCATCTGTAGGCAGAGGTATTCCTTTATTTATAGAGCCTATTAAAGCGTTTCTTTTAACTTCATTTGCATGTTTAAGGTTTATTTCTTCAGATGCTTTAAGCCTAAATGTTATTGCAGCACTTACACTACTTGGATTAATGTCATGCGCATCTTTATATTGTTTGAATGCTAATAATTCTTGTGGAGTTTGAAGTAACTTGTCTCCTTTTGGATCACCAAGTGCAATACTAACATTTTGTAATTCCTTGTAAGATAAAGATATAGATGATGCAGATTGATTCATTCTATCAGCAAAAACATTTTTTGCTAAATTCAACAAAGTATCTTTATTTACTAAGGCAGTATCTTTTTCAATAGATTTTATAACATTTCTAAGATCATCAACTGTTCTAATATTTCTAATTTGTTCTCTATTTTTTTGTTCTCTACTATCCGCTGCAGAGCTTTCGATTGATCTTATACTTGGCAACCTAGCTGATATATTTTCTGCTATAGAAATTCTTTCTTCAGCTGTAAGGTCTTGTATAAAATTAAGAGATTGTGGAATATCTAACGATGTATCATTATCTTTATTAAAGTTTTTACTAATAATGCCAGCTAAAATTTCATTATCTGGTACTGGTTTTCTAAATTCGTTTATTAATAGTGTAGCGTCTTTTGAATTTTCAGCTTTAAAATTTACCAATTTATTTATGTAATTATACTTTAATTCTAACCTAACTTTATCTCTTACGTTTTCGTCTTCAATGTCAAGTGTCAAAGAATCAATGTCACTTGGTGACATATTAGAATTAACAGTTCGTAAACGCTTAGCTACTTCTTGATGTACTTCATTTTGAAATACATCTTCACCTCTGGTAACTGTTTTATTTAAACCTTCAATTAATGTTTGTTTTTTATTTGTGGCTAATGCATTAATAACTAATGTTTTAACATTTGGATCTTCAATATTATTTGGATTATCTAAATCTGTTAAAAAGTTAATACGATCATTTTTAGGTAAATTTACATAATGTGTAGTTAGTTTTGTATTATACATTAAAGACTCTAATCCACGCAAAGAATCTAATTCGCTTTCGAGTTGTGCGCGTGTGTAATATTCTACATTAAATAAATCATTAAGAAGTTTTTTTTGTTTAAGTATTGAATCATTAACTCCAGTTATATTTTGAGCAATTATATTTTTTTTAATTAATTCTCTTTCTTCTACTCCTGCAAAATGAGCGTTTGTATTTGCTTGCAATATACTGGCTTCTAACTCTTTAGACTTCATAGCTACATAAGTGCTGTCTACATATGCTTGCCCAGATTCTTGTATGTAACGGCTAAAATAAGTATCATCGCCACCAGCTTTGATCATATTGCCAACATGACCACTTATAGCAATTTTATATTCATCTGCACTTGTTGCATTTTTTGCGTAGTATGAGCCTTGCGTCTTTAATTCATTGTCAACTGATTGTTCAAAACGTCTGGTAATTATATCTTGATACGATGCTGCAGCTATTGAACCAAAATTTGATGGTGCTTTAAAAGCTACAGGCTCATTAGTTTCTGGATCTATAGCTACTATATCCCCACTTTCAGCAGCCATGCCTTTCATCTTGCCAGCTTGCTCGGCTTCTACAGCTGCTTTTTTATATGCACGATTTCTAAAGTCATCTGCTTGTGCAGCTACTTGTTCCCATAACTCAGCTTCACCTGTGTTTATTCTGCGCACGCCAACTGGCTTGTTAAAGACTTGTGTTTGTTGTCTGATTACAGCCATGTTATTTCCTTATTAAAATTTTATTTTTTTGTTATCCGACAAACCTTGAGCAAAATCTCCACCAGCCTTTAGCAGAGAAGCACGTCTAGCATTTTTACCTGCAATACGATAACTTGCAGCTTCTCTTGTTCTAGCAGAAGCTTCAGCTTGTCTATTTTCTGCTATTCTACTAAGGTCTTTTGCTGCAATTTCTTTTTGTTTTTCAAGGAAAACTTCAACAGATCTGTCTGATCCTATGTCACGACCACTAGCCGCAAACATAGCTACATTTGTTTTTGTTGCTATATCATACTCATACCTACGTTGTGCTGCTTGTTGCATAGCAAATGCTTCACCCTCTTCGCGCTCAGTTTCAGTGTTAAAAGCATCCATCTGTGCTTGATCATTGCGCGCAGCGCCAGCCATTAAAGTACCAAATCCAGATATAAGCATAGGTATTAAAGGATTCATAAAATTAACTCCGAAATTAAACCATTAATTTGCATGGGAAGAGGATCACTTTGTTCTATAGTTATTTGTGGGTTTCTATTATATCCTAATAGTCTAACCTCTTTGTTTCCTGTAAATCCATTAGTATTATTTATTATTCTACTGTTAATCTTTAATGAACTAGAATCTTTAACATTAACCACAACTGAAGCAACGCCACGAATATCACCTGTGGCTGGCCCATTACCTGCAACAGTATCTATTGGATTTGTAATAACTTTAGATGTAAACTTTTTACCAACATAGAAATGTGTATAGCTACTGTGTGCTGTTACATCAATATCTCCACTACTTACAGTGAATTCACCTAAGTAAACTTTATTAGTTCCATCATACCCAATTACATCTACAGTACCGCTAACATACAAGCCACTTAGACTTAAAAGACCACTGCCATAAGGTTTATAAATATAGTTATCTAAACCAATATTATCTACAAATTCAGACAATACATAGTTACCATCTAGGTTTTCACCATATACAAATAATCTAGACCCAATAGATGCTGTTGCTAAAAAATTACCACTCGTTGTTACCTTAGTCCAAGCTGCACGTTTTTCAGCCCTATTCGAACTAAACAAAGCTATATCTCCATTAGACATAACAAATGCTGCATACGATTCTTGAGTGTTAAAGCCAGAATGTACTACTGCTATATCAACTGGATCATTTATTAAATGTGTAGCTACTGTTGATACTGCTGTTGATATGTACGAATCTTCTGAATCAGAATATATATACTCTCTTATTGATCTACCGCCACGTTCAACGAATAAAGTAGCTCCATCAATAGATGTTGGCATTACAAACTCAGTGCCGTATGGTGTTTGTTTTCTTATTTGTGCATTTGTAGGTGTTATAGCTTGATTAAGAAATGTTGGGACATATAGCTCGTCTGACAATGTAAAGATTTGTAAATCACGATTTGATTTCATATATCTTATTTCATTTACATCACCAGTAGCTGCTACTAAATTTATTGAATCTGTGTCATTAGCATCACCTAAATCAAAATTAAAAAAGTTTCCAATTTTAGACATCCAAATTGTATCTGGTTCAGCTATAGTCCCAGCAAAACATAATCTATTTTCATGGAATGTAACTGCAGCAGGGTATCCACGTACTGCACTAAATGATTGTTCTACAAAATTAAACGTCTCAGCTTTACTAGCTAACTTTACATACCCACCGCCATCTTCTGATTCATTTGCAGTTGAAGCTGCTTGAAATTTATAAGTATTGTCATCAATTATTTCACTTATTGTCCTAGAGCCATTAATTGAATTTGCATTAATACCGCCAACTGCTACTGCTTCACTAACTTCAATTGCTGAAGAAACTTGTAGTCCATGATTTATATGGGTAACTTCAATTTTATCTGAACCATTGGCTGTTCTTAAAGGATTTAATACAGATAATCTTATTTCTAGCCTATCTAAAATTTCTGCTTGTACATTTCTATTATTAAGCACATTTGTAATTTTAACTTCGTTACCACCAATTCTTAACTTTACATTTAAATGCGCACCTGTTGTATCAAAATAAGGCAAGCTCGTTGTTAATGTAGTAAATTGCGGGTGAGGGGTTTCTATTTGAGTAGAGACAATAGTCATATTACTTGATTGAAATCTACTATATGGTTGGTAAGTAAAGTTACCAGAATAGTCTGTATCAAAACTAAACACACTTAATTCAAAAGTTGTAAGCGATGTTCTTGTAAGCATACGCGGCGCAAACAATGGATGACATATAAACATTACATCACCGTATTGTGCTGTATTATATTGATGCAAATAGTCTTCATCAAAAGGTAATGCACCGTTATTTGTATCTGTTGTTATATAACTTAACAGACTTAAAGTACCATCAGCCATTAATCTCCAACAAGTTACGCGATCTTCACCTATACCTATAAGATACTCTTCGTTATCATCAAAAATAAATGGAACTAAATTTAACTTTTTATTTGTAGTAGTGTTTTTGTATATATACTTTGTGCCTTGACGTTTTTTTACTGCGCCTTCTGGCAATACAATCATGTTTTCTAAACTTTGAGCAGAAGCTGCATAGATAGGACTATCTGTTCTCATTACAGTATTGTCGCTAATTTCACCAAATTGAAAGCTATTCTGTGGTATTCTTACTTTCTGCATTAACTACGCCTTTGTGCTATAAACCTTGATGTACTTAACTTCCGCGTTGTTTGCTGCTGAGAGTCAAGTCGCCTAGCTTTTATCATTTGTCTTTCAGCTTGTTGATCCATCATACTACCCAGAGACGCATCTCTAGCTACAGATATTGACAACATTGCAGCCACTTGAAACTCTACAGCTAATGTAAAGTATGAAGGCCATGTCCCTTCTGTAGCGCGAAAAATATAATCCGCGACAACAACTTCGTTAGTGTTTGTGTCGCAAAATATTTTATCGCCATATGTATCATACATAATTGGATCATCGTTTACTGTAACTGCGCTAAGCATGAGAAGATCTGATGGCATTTGATATGCTGCATCAAATCTACTTGTAGGCTCGGCAGTTAGTCTGTTTAATATTTGCTGGTTAGTTGCAAATCTCCAGCGTGTATTTGTTAACGCTGCTCTTGCTATGTCTTCGTACATTGCATTAACTACATCAGCCTCAACTGTACCTTCATCAAACGATGAAATAGGAGAACCGCCCATAAGGACGGAAGCGCGTGAACATACTTTTATTGGTGTATTTGCTGGCATTTCTTCAACCTATATATTGGAGTTAAAGGGGGCCGAAGCCCCCTAAAATATTAGTTGTTGTCAAGAACTTCGTAAACGCCATTGTTGTCAATTACTACTGAACCCATTGACATCATTGATGTTGCTAGGTGTGCAACCTTTTGCGGTACATAGTTAAGCTCTGTTTGTACATCAGAGTTAATACCAATACCAACTGATGATGTATGGTAAGCAAAGTTCTTACCACCAGCTACAGCAGACGTTGAGAAGATCTTAAATCCTAAGAACTCTTTCATTGTCATACCACCAGCAAATGGTAGGCTTTGTGGCCCAACATAATCACTTGATGCGAACTCATTGATGTTAAACAAGTCAGTGTATCCAGCAGGTGACATAGCAATATAACGCTGTCCGTCTTCTGGAATGTCTGCTGTACCCATTGTTTCAAACAATGTTAGTAAGTCAGCTTTTGCTAATGCGCCAGATGTGTCAGCGATTTGCGTTGAGTTTGCACCAGCATCCATAGCTGCTGTAATTAACTCGTCTGTTTTGCGGCCTAATGCAGCAGCAGCAGATTGAGCTACAACTTGACGCTCATTGATGTTGATCTTTAATTCGTCCAACTTATCAATGTATTCCGCTGCGTAGTAGTCAGCCATTGTGACTTCTACGTTAGTGTGCGCTAGTTCCATCGCTGTAACATCTCCGTTACGCGCTTTGGTTGACGCTGTGCCTGTTCCGATTTTCTGGAATCTTGCCACTGATGCAGATACATTTGTTGAACGTACTGTGTTGCGAAGCTTAGAACCCATGCGCTGATACGCCATGTGGACTTCAGTTTCGAACTGCTTAATAAAAGCTTGGTCGATTGTATTAGCCATTTTTTCTTCCTAAATATAAAGTTTCGGTTACTCGGGTATCCGTTCCTTCACATCGACAAGGGTATCCAAATGGGCCTTTCAGTGCATCACGGGCCGTGATGTTTCACTATAAGCACTTTTTTGTGGGGAAATGCAACGCACAAAATCAACATAGTGGTTAGAATTAAACTCAGTTACACCTATTGCTTCAAATCCTAGCCATGCTGCCCAATCTAACATAAACTGATGATCGCTCAATATACGCATACACATTTCGTCTTGTGTTCTATCAAAAAAGTTTACTAACATACGCGACCCACGTGCTACAGATGTAAAGTTTTTCTTAATATTCTTAGAAAACATTGCAAAAAACTGGGGTGTATCTCTAGTATCTTCGTACCAAAGCCCAGATATAGCAGTAAATATCTCACCGTCTTTGCGTACTAGGTAACAATCAGCATGATGCATCATCTCTTCAATGCACTCTCTAACATTTGTGTAGCCAAGGAGATTTATCTCCCTGACATTTTCTGGTGCTAGGTTAGCAATAACCTCTTCAACATGATCTTTAGTAAAGGGTGTTAGGTAAAAGTTACCACGCTTTATTATCTTAGCTTCCATAAAGTTTCTTAAAGCCAGCCTCTACTTGCCGAACAAATGCAGGGTCATTCTTACTCCAATACCTTGGGTCTTGCATCATTTCCTTTAGACTGTCTTCACTTATTCCAGCCGCAGGTGTTGCATCTCCAGTAAAGGAACCATCTTTCATAGCTTCTTGTATTGCTTCCATAGCTATAACACCCTCATGGGTTTCCATCATACGCTCTATTGCTGGCATAGTTTCACTAGGGAAAAACTTAGTAGCAAACATAGAAGCAGCTTCTATTCGCTGATCTGAGTTTTCCCCTAGCTTTGCAGCTTCAGCATCGAGGTCGGGAGAAGAACCCTCTAATGCTTGAAGGTACATCTCAATTCCTTTTTCAAATTTATCTTGCCCAAATCCATTGTCAAATGATTCTTCAGCCCACCATTTAAGAAGTTCATTATCAACAGCCTCCTCATTATCAACAAAGTCTGGCAATGCATATTCTCCAGCAGATGCAGGTCGATCAGCATTTTTTGTAGAATCATACTCTTCTTGAAACTTAGCGCGCATGTCTTCTTCTTTTGTACCTAGCTTAGACTCTAGCTCTTTATATGCTTTAGCTAAATCTTCGCCACTATTGTACTTTTCTGGCAACCATTCTGGTCTATCTGGTGCTGTATCTTCAGCAACTACAAAGTCTCGCTCTGCAGTTTCTCCATGTGTTGACTGTTCTGACTCTGTTGGGATGTCATTCATTTATCTTTACTCCTGTGTGCATGTGATATACGACGCTCTAATAAGCCTACGATATAACGCTGACCTTCGTGGTGTCGCAATTCTTCTGTAGTCACATTAGGCCCATGTACCATTTCAATAGTAACGGAACGCAAATACTTTAAGACAGCCTGTCCAGCAGGGGTACTAAATATTTCAGCTATATTCTGGCTTATCTGAACATCTTGGCTTGTTGCTCGCTGATAACCATCTACTCCAATATTAACCTTGTTGCTCAACCATTTCACCCTGTTGTTGTTGCGCTTGTTGTTGCGCCATTTGTTGCGCTAATGCAGCTATTTGTTTACGCTGTTCTTCATCTCGAATCAAGCTTTCAGGAACGCCAAACTTTTTAGCTAGATGTATCGCCGTCTGCTCCCCATCAATAAGTAACTGCAGCATCTCTGGGCCAAACGTACCACCAACTAACTCTAAGAAACGTGCAACACTAGAAATATCTTGATTAGATTGAGCTTGAGCCAATGGAGATACAGAACGTATTTTAACTTCACGCCCATTTACAGTAGGTACATCAATACGCCCTTGCTTTTTAAGGATGTAAATAACGCGCTGTAGCACTGGTTGGACTAATTCAGCTTGTAATCTACCGAAAGCTGCACCCATACGCCTAGATAGGTCTGCCATACGCTCTGCTACTTCTGTTGCTGACGCAGGTGTTTTGTCTGGATTACCTAACATATCGTTATATAGCGCACGTTTTATATTTTGACGCATATCGCCTAGCACTAATTGAGCTACATCAAAGTTACCTGCTGTACGAATAGGCTGCAATCCGCTAGATCCCATAGCTTTTGGTATAATAGATCCTGGGACTAGCTGTATGGTATCTGGATTTATTACGCCGTCATCTTCCATTTGATATATACCTGAGATAGACATTTGTGCATTCTCAAGTATCATTTCAATGGTAAGGTTTGTAGTTTTTATAGCAGACAAAGCGTTAATTAGTGGGCCTCGACCATAAACTTCACCAGCACATTTAGACCAACGGAAACATATAAACGGATTAGAGCCGTTGCCCTTCATTTGCTTGTAGTTTAGTACAGTATTTGTGGTCATACAGAACGCATAGCTTAAATAAGCTTCTTCATTCTTAGTTTTATAGTCACGACATATAACTTCGAGTACAGTTGTTGTCTTATCCGATCCCATATAGTTCATAACTTTAGGATCAAATGTACCTTTTGGGTACATCATTTCTAAATGATCGTACTTTACACCCTTACGCTCACGGAAAACGTGGTCAATTCTATCATCTGGGCCAGTATCTAGCACCACATGAGGTAATGGTATGGCAGAAAAGTTAACAGGATTAAGTGCATCGCCCTCTTCTACGCACAAAACCCCAGTACCAACAGCTAAATCCATAAAAGATTCGTGTACTTCTTGGCTAAAATTAGAGTTTTGTAGTATCTCAAAGACGTATTCTGTTACCTCGTCAAGCTCGTTATCAACAGATTCACGCTGATTTGGAGGCACTTCACTACCAGCCATAAGATCAGCCCACCTAGCAAAATTAGGAACAAGCCCAGATTGGAGGCGACTAGCAAACTCTTGAACACCAACCACTGCAGTTTCGTCAAATATGCGATCATCGCGTCTTTGCCCAGCAGTCTCAGCATAAAAACTTTCACGTTGAGGTAGCGCATACTCATAGCACTCCTCAAACAACGGAACCCAGTTCTCGCGAAAGGACTTGGCTTTCTCATACTTCTGTATGTACTGCTTGGCTGTTTTATCCATTAGCTATATCGCCCTAAAAATCCACCACCTGATGCTTGAAACAAAGATCTACGACCAGAGCCGCCACTCATTCCGCGCTCATCTGTGCGAGACTCTATTGCTTCGCCAATATCTTCACGTTTTTTTTCAGCTTTTTCTTCTATTTCCTTACGTTTCCTATCTTCTGCCGCAATACGCGCATCGGCTGCCGCTTGAGCAGATGCTTGTTTTTCACTTTGACTTGGGCCCAAACACATAGTAATCTCCTTCGTTGTTTTACATTGGTTGGCACAGAAAGAAATTATTTTCAATGCACAATTTAAAGCCTTGACCACAAACCCTGCCTACGCTGCGGCTTCTTTCTGTTGTCAAATACATTAAAACTAGCTTTTGCTACTGTTGCAGACGCTGGTTTCTGGTTGTTTATTAACGCTCTGCCCTCTCCAGCACCTAACATTTGGTACTGTAGCGCATCATGTACGTGCGAAAACATATTTTTATCAGGCTTATCTGCGTATCTTTCACCAGAAACCTCCATACGTCTGTACTGATACCCACCTTCAAAGCCCTTTATTAGCTGCTGACAGCGCGGATCTATAAGAAATGCTGGCTTTCCTTCTGTCATTTTCTGTAATTGGGACGCAACACTCTCTAATCTTAGGTCAACAGAATTAGACGGAGCAGGAAAAGCACGCAAACCAGCACCACGCAGTATGTGAAAGGGCGTTGATTCATCAGTTTGAGCGCGGAAATCACCAGCAGGGTCGCCATATATAAATACCTCCGAACAAGTTGAGAACCTAGTAGCTATCTCTTGGCGCAAAACCTCTGCAAATCTAACGATACCCATGTCAAATGCAACGATTTCTTGCTGTATTAGCCACCTACCACGTACCTTTTGCCCCATTGTAGCAGCAGGTGTAAGCCCAAAATCTATACCAATGTATAGGGGAAGCCCAGCAGCGATAGGTATTTCTTCTTTTGCTACGTGCATATCGCTAGCAAACATCTGATAGATAGGTTTACCCTCTTGGATAGAGCCTAATTTGTTCATAACGTATACGTCAATCCAGCTTTTCGTCTTACCACGTATCAAATTAGGGTAGTAATCCTGACGCATATACTCCCTATTCTCTGCTACATCGTTAGGAACGTAGTCATCTATCTCGCCATCTTCGTCAAACTTCTCAATCATACCGCTGGGTTGGGTGTAAAACGACCAGTTGTCGGGCTTCACCAGCATTTTTGCCTGATCTCTAGGAATATGGTCAGGTACTGGGACTTCGCCAGACATAATAGGCCACCAATGATCTTCTTCTGGAGCGTTGGTATCACAGATAACGCCTGTCCAAGTAGCTCCGCCATCGCGCATGGAAGGGAAACGACCTACACGCATGGTACATGCATCGATAATTGACTTAGGAATCTCTCTTGCTTCGTTAACCCATATGCCTGTCAGCTCTAAAGATAGCAATTTCTTGACATCTTCTGGCCTATCAAGTGCTAAGAAGAGGACTTCAAGCTCCAGATCGCCTTTTTTTATCATATGTGTATAGGGAACTGACCAAGTAAACTTACCCCAATCCTCTTCTGGGAACCAATCAAGCCAAGTTTTTATGGTTGTGGTCTTTAACTGTGGGTTTGTATTACGGATTATTGCCCATCTGCTGCGGCGTATTCCTTGTTTATTAGGCTTCTGCGCTAGTGCGCGTCTAAAAATTTCTACGCAACAAGACACTGACTTGCCAGAACCAACAGGCCCACGAATACCACGAAAGAATGTGTCGTCTTTCATAAACGCCTTAACAACTTCGCCATCTGGTCTGTATTTAAAATCTATCACTTATCTAATATCTTATTATCTATGCCAACTTTAATCATTCTTGCTGCAATTTCGGGGCCAATAGCCTCAATAATCTTGTCAGCTTCGTGATCTGTCTGAAAATCTTTAGGATGATGCTTCATATGTACTATGCGCACCACCCTACGTAGTGTATCGCGCTCTTTAGGCTGCAATGTATTAAGAAAACTCACAGTTACTTTTCCTTTTTAAAAGGTGTCGCTCTAGTTTTTCGTTCTTTCTTAGGCTTTGCTGCCTCTTTTACCTCTAGCAGAGGCTTAGAATCGCGTGTGCGCGTCTTTCCAGAGTAGGTCATACCAGCTAATTCGTGTGTGTCACCCTTATATGGGTCACCATTTTTAAATGTCCAAGCCATTATTTATCCTTTTTTAATAAAGTTTTCTTCTTAGGGAAGCCAGCTTTCATATTTTTGTAAGCCTTGTCGCTAATAGTAGAGTTCTTCTTAGATCTACTAATCCCTTTTTTCTTACGCTTATTTATGTTTGCATATAATCCTTCAGGCATTTTTATTTTTATTCCTTTTGCTAATGGCTGCTGCTTTTGACTTAGCATCAGCTTTTGACGATGCTCCCCATGCCTTTAGGCTAAGAAGAAGTCTAGTAGGTTTACCCTTAGAGTCACGCTCTGGCCCCTTCATACCACCCATTCGTGCTAAGAAAGAAGCTCTCCTTGGGTTATCCCCAGAGCTAACAGGAGCTCTAAGGTTAGACCCTGTAGTTCTATTTATA